CCAATATCAATAGGATAGCGTTTATTGTCTATATTAAATTGGTCGGAATTGACTTCAAAATTCCTATTCTGACCAGGAATATATTTTATATCTGTAAGTGAGAAAAATGCCATTGTCTGCCTTTTGGTTGCCTAGATACTATTTATGTCATATAAAGGAACTTTTTTACCCAAGAACCCATCCAAGTACAACGGGAATTCAAAAAATATCATATACCGTTCCAATTGGGAATTGCGGGTTATGAAGTATTTTGATGACCACCCGAATGTTATCTGGTGGGCATCCGAAGAACTTCCAATACCATACGTGTCTCCCGTGGACAATAGAACACACAGATATTTTCCAGACTTTATTGTAAAAATGCGTCTTAAAGATGGTAAGGTCACCACTTATATATTAGAGGTCAAACCATTGGCTCAGACCAAGATGCCAGTACAAAAACGCAAGACTAAAAGATTCATTCAAGAGGCTGCAACCTATGCTATCAATCAGGAGAAGTGGCGAGCTGCAGACCTTTTCTGTAGAGAACATGGATGGCAGTTTAAAGTTATCACAGAAAAAGAACTTGGTCTTTGACATAAATAGAACATGGCGTATTTACTAGACAGAATAAATCAATCGTTAAGAAAACAAGGTTTGACTCCAAGAACAAACCAAGCACGGGCATGGCTACAATCTAAGGTATCTCAGTTGAAACCAAGTCGCCAAGCGTTACTACAGGATAGAACCCGTCTACGTGATTCGACCATAATCGGCAAGATGTATTTTTACTTCTATGACCCCAAGACAAAAGATTCGATGCCATACTACGACCGGTTCCCATTGGTACTACCAATAGAACAATACAATGACGGATTTTTAGGGTTGAATCTACACTACATTCACCCAAAGCAACGAATCGTTTTATTGGATAAGTTAAGTGATTATGCAAGCAATAACAAATTCGATAAGACTACAAAGTTGAGATTGAGTTATGCCGCTTTGGCTTCCGCTTCTAAAATATTCGAAGCACAGCCATGTATTAAACGATATCTCTTTAGTCAGGTGCAATCAAGGTTTTTAGAAATATCTGCTGACGAATGGGACATAGCTGCGTTACTACCAATGGAAAGTTTCGTTGGTGCATCAGCAGGTAAAGTTCATGCCGAATCTCAGGAACAATTTTAATGTCATTCTCACCACAATTATTTCTATCAAACATTAAAGCAAAAGATGGACTGGCCAGGCCAAGTCGATATGAAGTCATTCTTCCTATTCCAACTTACATCAATAGTTTTATTGAATCATCAGCTTTAGAAAAGTTTTTTAATATACCAAATAATATCATTGCAGATATTACAGCTGATATCAATAGTATTACTGGTGGTGGGAGAGAAGAAACTAGAACTTCCAATCCAGCCATCTCCAGATATTTGGCGTTACAATGTGAATCGGCCGAATTGCCTGGAAAATCAATCTTAACACAAGATGTTAAAATATATGGTCCTAGTTTTAAAGTACCATACCAAACACAATACCAAGAAACAACATTAACATTTGTGTGTACAAACGAATTCTATGAGCGTAAATTGTTTGAACGTTGGATGGAAGCAATGATGGAAGCAATTATGCCAACAGATACAAATAACTTGCGTTATTCAAAAGATGAAGAAACAAGGTACATGACAAATATTCAAATTGTCCAGTATGATGACTTTATCAAAAAGATATTTGTCATAGAATTAAGAGATGCCTTTCCAATTGCAATTGCATCTCAACCTTTATCTTGGAGTGAAGAAGGTTTTCACCGAGTGTCTGTACAATTTACTTTCCAAAAATACCGTGTGGTATATTCTGGAAGTTATGACATTGCTGCGGCAGCTGCTGCTTTGTTTGGAGTTAAAGCTGCCAAATTCTTTGACAAGGCGGGACAATCTATTAGCAATTCTATAGTTGCTCCGCTTGCAGGGACAATTTTTTAATTATAACATGAGGATATAAAATGGCGTTACCAAAAATTGATGTGCCAACCTATGAAACAACTTTAATTTCATCAGGCAAAAAAGTAAAATACAGACCGTTTCTTGTAAAAGAACAGAAGCTCTTTCTAATGGCTTCACAGTCAACTGATGAAAAAGAAACAGTTGATGTGGTTAAACAAGTATTGAATAATTGTATTCTGTCGGATATTAATGTTGATGATTTGCCAACATTCGACCTTGAACATCTATTCATGCAGCTTCGTGCTAGGTCTGTTGGTGAGGTTGTAAATTTAAAATACAACTGTAACAACACCGTTAAAGATGATAAGGGTGAAGATAAAGTTTGTGGTGGCCTAGTCAAATTCGATTTAAACATCTTAGATATCAAACCAACTATTGATCCAGAACACAACAATAAGATTGAAATTAGTGACAAGTTGGGTATTGTAATGAAGTATCCAACTTTAGGAATGGTAAAAAACTTTGATAATTTACAAACTGAATCTATCGATACCATTATGGATGTTATTGTCAGCTGTATTGATTTCATTTATGATACGGATCAGATGTATTATGCCAAAGATTCCACAAAAGAAGAATTGATGGAGTTTGTGGACAACTTACAACAAGATGACCTTGAAAAAATTCAAAAGTTTTTTACCAGCATGCCGAAGATTTCAAAACCTTTAGACTTTAAATGTGGTAAGTGTGGATATGAAGAAAAGATTGTCGTAGAAGGCATTCAAAATTTTTTCGTATAATATTTGGTTATGATACCTTAGGTAATTACTTTCAAACTAACTTTGCTTTAATGCAACATCACAAGTATATGATACCTTGGGAAAGACAAGTTTACATTGATATGTTGGTGAAATTTTTAGAAGAAGAAAAAGAACGATTAAAAGCTCAACAGCAAGCGAGAAAATAAATGGCAGACACACAGTCCAGATTAGCAGAGATTTACAAAGCCGAAAAATCTAAAGGTGGCGGAATAGCATCCACTTTAGGTAAACGAACTCTTGAGAAAGTGGATCCAAGGCAATTCTTTAATCAAAAAGGATTCATGGCGGCTGCTTTGCCATCATTGTTTAAATCATATAGTGCAACACCTGCTAAATCTGGTGGAAAGGTTTCTAGTTTAGGCAGTGGTTCATTCTCTAGTGGCGCACTAGAAACAAAGATGGACATTCTTACTGGTGAAACCAGAGAACTGAAAATTCACTCTAAGTTAGCTGCAAAAAACTCCTCTGTCTTGCCTGCAATGGCAATGGACATGAATTTGACCAAATTGAATATTATGAAGTTGGTCAAGTTGCAAGGTGGTACTGCAACAAAAAATGCAGACATGTTCTTTAAAAGAGCTGGTGACAGAGAAACAGCTTACGAATCTAGGTTTAATAAAGCTGGTGGAATAGCAACTAAAACTCCAACACAAGTTGGTGCTAAACCAAAAGAAGAAAAAGAGGGTGGTGGAATATTAGGGTTTTTAGGAACAATTGCTAGTTATTTGTTAAAAGGTGGATTGCTTGGATTATTAGCAATAGGTGTTGGCAAACTACTAGAAAATCAAGACGTAGCTGATGGCATAAAATCTTTTATTAAACAAGTGATTTTAGGTATACAAAATATTATTCAAAAAGGCTCTGAAATTTTAGGGGACCTTTTTAGTGACCCTGATGTAAAAGAGGGTTTTATTAAAACATTTGTTGCTATTAAAGATTTATTCGTTAAAGGTATTAATTTACTGGGTGATTTGGCTTCTGACCCAAGATTTGCAGAAGGTGTTGTTCAAGTTTTTTCTGCAATCTATGAAGCAATCAAAAAAGCATTTGTTAGTTTAGATAGTTATCTAAAAGACGAATTAAATGTTCCTGGTGGACTATTAACTGTTTTAGGTGTTGGTGGTGCATTATACTTAGCAATTATTGGTTTAGGTAAGGCTCTCACACTCTTAGCAGGTGTAGCTGCAACGGCTGCAGCAAGCCGACTAGGACTGCCATTACCTGGAGCACCAGGAGCACCACCAGGAGCACCAGCACCAGGAGCTCCACCAGGAGCACCAGGAAAAGGACCAATAATAAAACCTGGAACTATTGGTGAAAAAGTACCAGCAGGTTTCAATAAAACAGCCGAAGATAAAATACGAGAACGTGCTACTAGAATGGCGGCTGAACAAGGTGCTAAAGACGTTGCTAAAAAAGGTGCGGGTGAAGTGCTTAAAAGATTTTTTGCTGGTGAAGCAGCCGCCCTTCTTGGTGGTCCAATAGGCGCTGCATGGTTAACAGCATATACTGCGTATCAAGTTATAGATGCACTTGCACCAGATAGTCAACTACAAGTTATAGATGGAGTTGCAGCTCTTGCTTCAATACAGGATGACATTAATCAAGGTGGTGATGAAAAAGTTTTGAAACAGAGAGCTGTATTCTACGAAGAAAAATTAAAACGATTAGGTATTGTACCACAACAACTTGAGAGTGCTAAAGTACAAGCATTACCTTCTGCACCAAATGAGAGTTCTGCTGAAGCAACAAGACTTGCAGCTGCCGGCAAACCAACTCCAGCTGCTTCAACTTCAGCACCAGCAGCACCTTCAACAAAACCAACAGCAGCACCTTCTGGTGACTATGCTTCTAGAATTGGCGGCAGAGAGTCTGGTGGAAATTACGACACGATATTTGGAAAAGCGGGTGGTGCTACAATAAACGGAAAATTAGTTACTGAAAATACAATAGGTGAAGTTGCTGCTTGGCAAGCAGGTGAAAGAGAAAAGAAATCAAATAAACAAGCTGCTGGAAAATATCAGTTTATGGATGTTATTGCAGCTGCTAAATTAGCAGGTCTTGGACCAAATGATTTATTCAATGGTCAGAATCAAGAAAAAATGATGGCAGCATATACAGAAGCAAATGCTAAACAGTTGAGAGCTTACGGACTACCAGATACCGAAGAATATCTATCTATGGCTCACGCTGTTGGTGCAAAAGGTGCTAAACAATTAATTGATGCACAAAATGCTGGTATGGGTAACGCAAATTCTTTAGATGTTTTGGGACTTAAAGGTGCAGCTGCAAAAACTAATCCACAATTAAATACAAATGTTGATACAACTATAGCTGCATTAAAAGGTGGTGGTCCAATGGGTCATGGCAGTGGTACAATGTTAGCTAAAAACAAAAGTGGTATAACTTCAGATTCAGCTTCATCACCAGATTTTAAAATGCCATCATTAGGAACATTAGCTGCAGCTGCACCAAGTGTAGGTGACATGATTACATCAGCAACTTCTGCATTCGGTGATATAACAAGAGCGTTTGATACTGCTATGGCTTCCGTTACAAATATTACAAATAACAATACACAAGCAGCAGCGGCCGGTCAGCAACAACAAGGCAACCTGCCTTCTGTATATGATGATATGTTCTTAAATCTATTCCAACGAGTGTCATAAAAAAACCCCGCACTAGGCGGGGTTGCACTTGCATGGGATTAGTTTAATCTTGGTCGGCAAGAGACTTGAAATAATCCAAGTCATCATCACTTTCCGAAATCTTAGAATCTAAT